ACTTGGCAAGACGCAATAGCAAAAGTTAAATCAGATAATCCAAAGGAGTAAGACATGGCTCTTAAATTTGCTATCAATAACTCCTTATCAGCAATAACAGCACTTCCAGCTTCAGTATCAGGTGGGGGTTTTAATTTAATATCTACTCAAACTGCATCAAGTTCATCTACAATAGATTTTACCTCAGAATTAGATTCTACTTATAAAGAATATATATTTAAATTTATTAATATCCACCCAGCTACAGATAATGTTGATTTTCTTTTTAATGGCTCTGATGACACAAGTAGTCATAGTTATGATATAACAAAAACAACTACTCTTTTTAGAGCATATCATTATGAAGATGCTAGTGGTGCTGGATTAGGGTATAGAACAAGTCAAGATATTGCTCAAGGAACAGGATTTCAAGATTTAAGTGATGACATAGGAAATGATAACGATAGTTCTGCTTGTGGATATTTACACTTATTTGACCCATCATCAACTGTGCATGTAAAACATTTTATATCAGAAACAGTTTTACCATATCAAGATACATTAGCTTGGCATGGTTTTATAGCAGGATATTTTAATTCTCAATCTGCCATTACTGCTATTCAGTTTAAAATGAGTTCAGGCAACATAGATTCAGGAACAATAAAATTATATGGAGTATCTTAATGACTTTTGGTTTAGTAAAACACAATAATAATTCTATATCAGGTATAACAAGTGGTGGTGCTTTAGCACAAGGTAAAATGACTTTATTGCAAACTCAAACTGCGTCTAGTTCAGCATCAATAGATTTTACATCAAATATTGATAGCACATATCCTGTTTATATGTTTAAATTTATTAACATGCACCCAGCAACAGATGGTGTTCACTTTTCATTTCAAGGAAATGCTAGTGGTGGAAGTGGATTTAATGAAACAATAACAAGTTCAGTTTTTTTTGCTCAACATAGAGAAGATGATAGTTCAACAAGTTTAGATTATAGAAGTGATGATGATTTAGCACAATCAACATCTTTCCAACGATTATCAGAAAGTTTAGGAAATGCTGATGATGAAAGTTTGAGTGGAACATTACAAATATTCAACCCATCATCAACTGTGTCTGTAAAACATTTTCTAGCAACAGTTAATTACATTCATTATAGTAGTCGTTCTTATAATTTTTACATAGCTGGTTATTTTAACACACAAAATGCTATTGATGAGATACAGTTCAAAATGTCGAGTGGAAATGTAGATTCAGGCACAATAAAACTCTATGGAATAAAAGGAAGCTAATGAGTATTGTAAAATTAAATAATAGAGCAGTAAAAGATATAACAGCTTTTGGTTCAATATCTTCTCTTGGAAGTCTTACACATATTGCAACACAAACAGCTTCATCATCTGCTACTGTTAGTTTTACATCAGGAATTGATAGCACTTATAAAGAATATATTTTTTATTTTGTGAATATTCATCCTGCAACTGATAATGTTTATTTTTCATTTCAAGGTAATAAAGCTGGTGGAAGTGGTTATAATGAAACTATTACTTCATCAACTTTTCAAGCATATCATGAAGAAAATGGTGGGTCAGCAGTTTTAGGATATAGAACAGATTTAGACCAAGCACAAGGTACAAGTTTTCAGCAAATTACACAAAATGTAGGAAATGCAAATGATGAAAGTATAAGTGGATATTTACATTTATTTAATCCATCAAGCACAACATTTACTAAGAATTTTATAGCAAGATTAAATACATATTATTATGGAGATATTACTATTGATAATTTTTCTGCTGGATATTTTAATGAAACAGATGCTATTGAGGAAATACAATTTAAACTTTCATCAGGAAACATAGATAGTGGACAGATTTTATTGTTTGGTTTATCTTAAATTTTAATGTAAAAGGAGTATATTATGCCAAGATATAAATTAGTAAATGGAGAACGAATACAGTTCACAGCAGAAGAAGAAGCACAAAGAGACCAAGATGAAGCTGATTGGGAAGCTGGTGCTTTTGATAGGGCTATGTCTAACTTACGACAAGATAGAAATAAAAAGTTAGCAGAAACAGATTTTTATGCTTTATCAGATGTCACTATGTCAGAAGATATGACTACTTACAGACAAAATCTCCGAGATATTACAGAGGGCTTAACAACAGTAGAAGAAGTAGAAGCAGTAGTATTTCCAACAAAACCCTAAGAGGTTTAAATGCAACTTTCCAAACATTTTAAATTAGAAGAATTTGAAAAATCATCTACTGCCATTCGACATGGTCTAGAAAATAAAGCTGGGTCAGGAGAAATAAAAAATCTTACTGATTTATGTTATGCTGTTTTAGAGCCTGTACGAGCAAAGTTTGAAAAACCAATAATTATTACTTCAGGTTATCGTACAGAAGCATTGTGCGAAATTTTGAAATCAAGTAAATCCAGCCAACATACAAAAGGCGAAGCTGTTGATTTTGAAATAGCTGGTATATCTAATTTGCAAGTAGCTTTATGGATAGAAAACAACTGTGATTTTGACCAACTTATTTTAGAGTTTTGGAAAGAGGGAGAGCCTAATAGTGGTTGGGTACATTGTTCTTACAAAGATGGCTCTAATAGAAAACAAGTTTTGACTTATTCAGGCAAGGAGTTTAAAAATGGATTACCTGATGCTAAATGGTCAGGTGGTAAATTTTCAAACTAGGAGATAATATGCTAACAAAAAAACAAAAGAAACTACCAATGGCTTTACAAAAAGCTATATTAAAAAAACAAAAGAAAACTAAAAAGAAAGCGAGGAAATAATGCCTTATCATACAGGACATGGAATGAAGAAAAAGAAAAAGAAAAAAAACAAAAAATCTAAAATGGGTAAAAGAAAAAGATAATGGTAAAAGTAGCATCTATAACAGGAATTATTAAAGGTCTCAAACCAAGACAACAAAAGACTATGAAAGCACACGCAAGACACCACTCGTTAAAGCATATGCGTTCTATGAGTAATGCTATGAAAAAAGGTGCTACTTTTAAAACTGCTCACAATAGGGCTATGAGGAGTGTAGGTAAATGAAAAGACGCAGAGTACCAAAAGATAAGAAAACAAAAATTCCTAAAAAATATTTATCAGGTCTTAAAGGTGGTAAAAGGTCAGCTAGAGCAAATCTTATTAAGGCTATGTCAGAAGCTTATAAAAGAGGTCAAAGAATACCAAAATCAATGTTTGTTGCGAGGTATAAGTAATGGCTGTTAGAAGAAAACCACTATCTGCTAGAACAATCTCAATACTTAGAGCAAAAGCTAAAGGTAGAAAAAACATAACTTTAGGTATGCTTAAAAAAGTATATCGTAGAGGTCAGGGTGCTTTTTTATCTTCAGGGTCAAGACCTCGTACATCAATGGCTTCTTGGAGTCTTGGTAGAGTAAATAGTTTTTTGCGTGGAAGTAGAAAACATGATACTGATTTAAGAAGAAAACGAAAAAAATAACAATGAAAACAACTAAAGAAAAATTTGTAGAGATTGATGGAAGAATTAAATTAGTAAATCAAAAAATTGATTTAATAATTAAAAATCATCTACATCACATGAAGAAAGATATTGATAGAATTTTATATTCTCTTGGTGCAATCGGTTTATTGGTTTTAGGTCAATTACTTTACTTACTCACGAAATAGTTGTATTAAGACTTATATGATTTATAAGTCTGTTTTAATAATTAGCGATACTCATATTCCATATCATGTTCCTGAATTAATGGACTTTTTAAAATTACTAAAAAAAAAATACAAGCCTGATAGAGTTATACACATTGGAGATGAAGTAGATAAACATGCTATGTCATTTCACGATAGCGACCCTGATTTACCTAGTGCTGGAGACGAGTTAAAATTATCAATACCTGTTATAAAACAATTAGAAAAAATGTTTCCTAAAATGGATTTGTTAGACTCTAATCATGGAAGCTTAGTTTTTAGACGAGCATTTAAACATGGCATACCAAAAGCATATATAAAAAAATATAATGATTTCTTAGAAGTAAATAAAGGCTGGGTTTGGCATGATGATTTAACAATAGATACGCCTTTAGGTAAAGTTTATTTCTGTCATGGTAAAACAGCAGATGTTTTAAAATTAGCACAATCAATGGGTATGTCTTGTGTTCAAGGCCATTATCACAGCCTGATGGGTGTAAGATACTATGGAAACAGTTTAGGCTTGTATTTTGGACTTCAGGTAGGGTGCATGATAGATAATAAGAGTTTGGCCTTTAGATATAACAAAGTACAGAAAGCTAGACCAATAATAGGGTGTTCGGTCATTTATAATGGATTACCTATAATTGAGCCTTTTATCAAAGATAAGACAGGAAAATGGGTCGGAAAGCTACTTTAAAGCCACAGAGAGCCACAGAGAGGGCTACTAAGAGACAAATAGGTGGTAAGCACTACAAGGACTTTAAGATACAGCCTATTGAGTTTATTACAAAAAATAAGCTTAGTTTTATACAAGGAAACATAATTAAGTATGTGTGTCGTTTTGATAAAAAAAATGGTAATGAAGATATAGACAAAGCA